ATTGTTGGCGGCGAAGATAAAGGTCGGCTATTGGAAAGCAACGCTCAACAGGTGAAGATCCATAAACGGAGTTGGCTCGGCGGTTACGGATAAAGTAAGAAAGATCGTCCGAAGTGAACTCACCATCTGCATCGGCATTATCCGAGTTGGCTTGGAATTCTGAACGAGGGAAGCCATACAGAATCTGTTGGTAAGCGGCTTGTGGTGGCATTGGGCGCATACCGCGATCATCAAGGAGTGGCTTGATAGTAGATCCATCTAGGATTTGGAAGCCGTAGAGATCCCCGCCTACTGTCTTTTGTGGCCATATTGCCCACGCATCAAGTACGAGGATTTCTTCTAGGCTCATCATCATCCAGTCGATGAAAGTTAATCCATTAGCACGATCCGGATTTTCCCAAAATGTACGAAGGCGATAAATCTCATCTGAAAACTTAGAACGAGCCTGACTCATAGCGCGAGTGTGATCTCCACCGATCTCGGCAATAATCTTTTCACTTGCATCTTCGGCGATGGTGATATCCCAGTCGAGTCCGGAAATCTTAGACTTAAGAACTTCGATGCAACGACGAACAATGTCGATCTGCTCAGCGGCTCCGCGTAGTGTATCAAAGGGAACTAATTTTTGAGCAGTTCCAATGTTAATGTTTTGAGCGACCTGATATTCGTAACGGCGAGGATCGGCTCGACCATCATCACGAAGTGGGTTAATCGCACCCGGCAGGATTGGAGAACCCGGACCGAATGGAACTCCAGCCATACGAGGATCTCTAGCGAGTGGAGTCTGTGCGCCATAAGTAGCGTTTTGATTCGCATCTCTCATTTGTTGTTCGGTCATTACGACCGCGCCAGCGGGAAGGTTACTTGGAGCCTTCTCAATTTGTTGTGCTACTGCTTTTGCAAGACGGTCAATAAGACCCATAATGTCCCCTTAGTTATGCCCCTTGTAAATCAGGCTGGTGTAATGATAGCGGTATTACATCTCGGACAGAACTTAGTGCCTTTGATAAGAGGCAGTCTGCAACTAGGGCAGAAATCAGCGAGAGCCGCTAATGATCTCAGGGCATTAGATCCACCCATTAAGTCACTTACCGCCCACACCATCGCATCCATACGATCGGGAGATTTATCGGAGTCCGGTTCCCAAGTAACGAGTTGATCTTCTAACTGGGTGAAGTTGTTTCCCACCATATGAAGGCGCAACTGCTCTGATAACGCAGAGATAGGTTCGGCTCGAACTCTCTTACCTCTAGTAGCGGTTACCTTTCGATAAGGAATAGTCGGATCGACCTGACGAAGGAGCGACTCGATCATATCTCCGCCATTGTTAGCCTCACCGATCACTCGGTCACATTTATGCTTTCGATACATTTCAACGGCCTTACGCGCCCAATTCTCAGGTGTTCCCCTCATAGTGGCATCTTCGAGAATGTAGTAATGCCCATCCGGAGTTGCCCCAGCGACCACGATTCCGGTTTCATCCGAGTTTTCGCCACTTGTAACGGCAGGGTCGATAGCGACCACGACTCTGAAATAAGGCGGCTGATCCTCTACCTTGATACGAGCATCCTCTAGCATCTGCCGAGTCCATAGAGCCGAATCTGACTCGTTCAGGATTTCGCCATATAACTCTTGGCGACCCATTCTTGTACCGGCATAGCGAGCCTGTAACTCAATTAAGGCTTGAGGTGCAAGGTTGTCGGCATTATCAAAGGTTGAGCCTCTAGCGATCTTTACTGTGCCATCGGTTCGATTAGCAAGGTTACGGATCAGAGCGACAGGGCGAGGCGTAGTCGTGACGATGGTTCGAGGATGATCACCTAATCTCAGCCCGAACTGTAATTGATCCCAAGTATCGGAATAACGCCAAGCGGCTAACTCGTCACACCACGCTCCGTGATGTTGCGGTCCACGAAGGCGGTCGGGTTCATCAGCGGAAAAGAGTTTGATTCGAGATCCATTAGTCAGGATGATCGAACCCTGAGAGAGGTTGTAATCATCTATCGAGCCGTAGGAGTTCAGGATATTAACGATTCCGGATTCACCCTCAGCGCATACATCTCTCACATCGCCGAAGGTTGGAGCCACAATAGCCCAGCGAGTATTAGGGCGAGTCGTTGCTTCCCACGCCAGCCATTCAGCGGCGGTACGAGTCTTGCCAGCACCACGACCTGCTAGGTAAAGGTAGATCGACCAATCTTCGGTGTCGCTATCCGGAAGTTGCTCCGGTCGGGCTAGATCCGTCTCCCACGCCACTCTCCGATCTTCGAATTTCTCGTATAGTCGAGACAATTTCTCTTGTTCTTTGTCGTAGAAGGTTTCCATCGTAACTTGTAACCTCAACTTCCGTTTTGACTGGCATATCTAGCCCGTGTAGTTTTGCATCTCGTTCTAAGATTCTGAGCATCATCGCAATCGCCTTGAGATCACCCTTGAGGACTCTATCCCATATAGCAGTTAAGGCAGTTTCCAGCCTAAGCCTATGCAATTCTCTACCCTCAGCGGCTAGGGCGTTATCTTTAGTTCGCTCTACGGCTCTCTTAAAGGCGGCTCTAGCACTCGACTCGTTGGCGTAGCCTAACTTTTCAGCGATAGCATCAAAGGTCAATCCACCCTTGCGATACTTGAGAACCTGCATTTCTTTCTCAAAGAGTTTCGCATCGAGTTTAATTACATTCGTATTGTCTTCACTCATAGTCGCATTACGATATCACTTTAAGATTACGATGCCTACTGCTAACGATCTTTGGTACGGCGTTATCCCACTTGATCGAATGATGAAATCTTCTATTAGTCTGCCCCATCGTTCTCACCGATACGCAAGACGGAGCCATCATTACTGTGTAAAAGGATTTAACATAAGTGCCGGAGTCTAGGTAAATCTCAGTTAGCCCACCCTTAGATTTCTGAGTCTGAACCTGAGTTAGTTGTAAGTTCATTACTGTGAAGAATAAATCTCCAAGCGCACCGGATACGACATAAGCGTTTACATCTTCGTTGATACGGCCTAGAAAGTTAATTGGCTTGTTAGTATCCATCATAAAACTGTTCATCGCTTTACGCAGGATTCCTTTGTCGATCGACCCATCTATCCCGCCTATGTGATCCCCGCCTTGGCTCATAGCGATAGTGGCGGCTCCAGAGTCTTTCATAAACTGAATTATTGCTTCTACGATCAGGTCGAAGTTATGGATCGTCTTGCTTTTGATTACGCCATCTTGGATATACCTATGGCAGAAAGTTGTGTAGTCATCATCAAGTTGGAGCATATAGTCCAGCCCCATCTCTTTAGCGATCCTTTGAGAGATATTACGAGCAAAGGTAACTCCTTTAAGAGTCTGCATCGAATCCCCAATATCCGTAATCTTTGAGGCTTCTTTCTTACTGAACTGGATTACCTTCTCTGCCCCGAAGTTAGCCCGATACTGGTCAGCGGTTTAATCCTCATCGTCGATAATGAAATAAATATCGCCTGTGTAATTAGACTTCTTGAGCGACTGGACTGTTTTCATATTATCCGGTCTGCCGTGGGTCAAAATGAATACGGCGAACTTATCAGTCATCCTCTTGATCCCTAAGTTCGGTTACTGTTTCAACGAAAGTGGCGTAGCCATACTTCATCGCATCATCAAGGTCGATAATCACTAGGGCGGATTTCTCCATTAGTTCCTGAATTTCCGGATCCATATAAGCGTAATACTCAGCGATCTTGGAGTAATTAAAAACTGTATGCCTATTAGCGGCTACGAGTAAGAAAGTTTCTACATCTTCCGGAAGTCCAGCGGCCTTAATCTCTTTAGATAGTTCCTGCACTTTCTCATCATCATAGAGATCAGAGATAACCGGCTTGTCTCCGACAATATCGTACTGAGGCAGATTAACTGTCTTGGTGTAGGGGTTTTCTTCGCCCTTCTGAATATCTTCGAACTCTTTACTGGTAAAACCCAGTTCGGTTGTATCCCATCCCTTTTCGTCTAATTCGGCGAGTTGAGCGGCTAATACATCTTCGCTCCATTCACCCAGTTCGGATGATCGGTTATCAGCGAGCGCATAGGCTTTAGCGGTATCAGAATCCCAGTCATCAGGGCAGACACTTATCTGAATCTCAGTCCAGCCTAGTGACTTAGCGGCTTCGAGAGTTCCGTTGCCGGCGATCACTACATTATTATGAACGACTATCGGCTTGCGTTGTCCGAACTTGTTTAGGCTTGCCTTAATAGCATCAAGATTGCGGTTCGAGTGTTTTCGAGCGTTCTGCGGGTCGAGGCTCAGACTCTCGATTGCTACTGTTTCCAATTCCATTGATTGCCTCTAATCTAGCGTCGAGAAGTGAATCTAACTCACCCATTAGGAACGCCTTACGCTGATGGGTGAGCCTATTGCCATATCGATCTTTAAGCATTACGGCAAGGTGAGCGATTGCTTCGTCAATATCTGCGAGCGTTATCACTTCCTTGTCGATGATCATAGGGATCATTTTACTGCTTTACGAGCCTCTCGTTTTTCTTTATAGGCTTTTACCTCATCTGCAAGATAGAAAACCGCCTTGCCCTCTTTCTTCACCCATTTAATTGTTTTACGGAATTGTAATTGGCGAAGATTGTTGATCGTAATCTGTAAGTGATCTACGACCTGCTTCGAATTCCAGAGTTCATCTACCACGATGGAACATCCTCAGCCTGTACGAATTGTGATGAGTTTGTAGTCACCTTACGAGGCTTGATATAAAAATCAGTTCCGGAGATTTCTAATGAGGTTTTAGTTTCACCATCTTTTGTCTTGTAAGTAGATTGGGAGAGGCGGCCTACTACGGCAATACGATCACCCTTTTTTAGATTCTCAATAACTGCATCTTACTTAGCGTTCCAAAATGCAACTCGGAACCATATTGTTTCGCCATCTTCATACTGCCCATTGACTTTCTTGCGAGGCGTGTGAGCCAAAGAAAACGATGCTAGAACTTCATCTTTAAGCATCTTGATCTCAGGATCAGAGCCTAAGTTGCCTTCGATAATGATTTGATTCATTTATATGCCTTTCGTGATTGGATTGCTTACATTACACCGATTCGGTGCTTCCGTCATTTTTGAGGATTACCCATTTGCCATCGGGTTGCAGAAACGGCTCAGTTTCGGGATCTGCCCAACTGCTCACCATCCACCCCTTGTCGGTAGCCATTGAGGGATTTTTATGGATCGAATCAGTACCGAGGTTGTGACATTCGTGGTGAACTCGGATCAAGTTGGCGACCGAATCCTTACCGCCCCTAGATTTTAACTTTCTGTGGTGCAACGCCATAGATTCGAGAGCGGGTAGTCCGCAGGTTTCGCAGTAATACCCGGCTCTCGCTTCTACGATCTCAACGATCTTTTGATCCAATTAGTAC